TATCACCAGAACTTATATCACCCGGCGGGTTATACGAAGAACCACCACCAAGCGCTCCTCCAGCACCAGCAGTCATCTCTTCTTTTAGCATTCTTAGAAAGATACGTTCAAATTTGCCACTTGATTCCATTATAATTATATTTATAATAATAGAGTGGAATTGCTAAAAAAGTATATGAAAGAAATTGGTGAAGATCTTGTACTAAACGATCTCAACCTCAAGCAACAACAGCAAAGACTCCCAGCTCGTAAGCATTTTTGGGTTGGTAGACTCGTAGAAGCAAAGATTCAACGCAATAAACTGATTGCTCAAAAAAGTAAGCTTAAAAAAGATTTAGTAAAGAAGGTAATTGCTGATTCTCCCGTACGTATTAATCAAGCTTCAGCAGAATCAGCTGCTGAAAGGTATGAATCTGTTGCAAAACTCAACGATAACATAAAAGAACAAGATACTATTATAGAATATCTCGAGAAAGTCGAAAAAATTCTTAGTAATATGCATTGGGAGATTAAAAATGTTATCGATATGAATAAAATGGAGCAATATTAATGCTAACTTTCGATTACAACCCCTCAACGCGTAAGCTGTTACTAAAAACAGAAGATCTAGATCTATTTAACCGTGTAAGACATCATTTTAGTATTATAAATGATGCCGCGCGCTTTGGTAGACGGTATGGTCGATATGCACCGCAAAGAAAGTATGCTATAACCCCCGGTGGTGCATGTGAAGTTGGTCTATATTGGGAGATTAAGAAGTTTTTAATTAAAGAAGATACAGAAACTACTAATAAATTACAAAAAGTACTAAAAGTTGGTAAAGATATAGAGCTTTATAAAGACTTTGCATTTGATTTACGGGAATATCAAGAGGATGTTATCAAAAAAGCTCTTAAACTTGGTACTGGTACTTGTGTTCTGGGTACCGGCGCTGGTAAAACCTTTACAACAGCAGCGTTAATTGAAAATTACTTTAGAGATAGTAAAGATAAAGATACATTTAAGTGTGTTGTATTAGTTCCAGACTTAGGACTAGTTACTCAAACGTATGATGAGTTCTTAAACTGTGGTACTACCTTTAAAATAACTAAATGGACGGGTAAAATTAAGCCAGACTTAACTGCAAACGTTATTATTTGTAATATAGGTATTGTTCAGAGTAGGTTTGAACAAAATGACTGGTTAAAGCACATTGATCTACTTATAGTTGATGAGTGTCATAAGATAAAATCGTCTAATAAGATTAGTAAGATAGTATCTAGAATAAGAACACCTAATAAGTATGGTTTTACAGGTACTCTCCCGGAGAATAACTTAGATAAGTGGTCAATTATAGGTAAATTAGGACCAGTTATATACGAAAAGACAAGTTATGAACTTAGAATAGAAGATTATCTCGCAAATGTTAATGTTAAGATCTTAAATTTAGACTATCGTATACCACCGCCATATAATAGTGATAATTACTACAGAGAGGAGTTAGATTACATATACGAAAGTCATTTTAGAAACGATTTTATTACTAAATTATGCTCTAAACTCGAGAATAACACCCTAATACTTGTTAATCATATTTCTCACGGGGTAAATCTATCCGAATACCTTACTCAATGTAAAGATAAGCAAATTTACTTTATTAGAGGTGAAGTTGAAGTAGAAACACGTGAGGATATAAAGAGGATAATGGAGAAAGATAATGACGTTATATGTGTAGCAATGAGTTCTATTTTTTCCACCGGGGTTAATATCAAGAATATACATAATATTATTTTTGCCTCTGGTGGTAAGTCATTTGTACGTACAGTACAATCGATTGGACGTGGTTTGAGAAAGCACAACCTAAAATCTAAGCTTATTATATTTGATCTTTGCGATAGACTTAGATATGGTATTAGACACTGTGAAAAGCGTAAAGAAATTTACGACATAGAGAAGATAAAGTATAGTGAAACTAATATTGTTGAAAAATAAACTTTTTATACTATAATTTAACAAATGGCCGAAAAAAAGAAAAAAGAAAAGAAACCATATTATATAGAGCCAAAGGTCTTTAAAGAATCACTACAAAAGTATTACGATACAGATATTCTTACAGATGATTTGGCGGAAAATATTAAAAAAATAGCATACGGTTTAAGCTATAACGCATCCTTTATCAATTATACGTATAAAGACGATATGATTGGTGATGCGCTTATTAAAATGTATTCAGCATTAAAACATAAAAAGTTTAACTTTGAAAAAGCTACTAATCCTTTTTCATATTTTACTACTATTGCATATCATGCATTTATTAATAGAATAAAAAAGGAAAAGAAACACCATGAAGCTGTTACAAGATATAGAGAACGTGTATACGAAGATTATATGTCTAATCCGGACAATACTCACGGACACGTGTATGTAAAACCACCCGACGAGGAAAATTCTTTTGAAGATTAATAAGCCTAGAGTTGCTATTTTTTCAGATCTTCACCTCGGCGTTCATACAAACAGTTCAGACTGGCATAATTATGCTGTAGAATGGGCTCATTGGTTTAAAGACGAGTGTAAGCGAAAAAATATCAAAGATATAATCTTCTGCGGTGATTGGCACCATAACAGAAGTGAGATATCAGTTAATACGCTGCAAGTATCTGCAGATATACTAGATATATTATGTGACTTTAATATTATTGCGATTACAGGTAACCATGATATCTACTATAAGCATAGAACTGATGTTAACTCGTTGTCTATTTTTAAGAAAAGGCAGAATGTTACAATTTTAGATACTTTTGATACGATTGAAGCTTTCGATCGTACTATTACCCTTTGTCCTTGGAACACAAAAGTAAAAGACATACCAGAAAGTGATGTTATCTTCGGTCATTTTGAGATAGAAACTTTTAAGATGAACACTTATAAAGTTTGTGAAGAAGGATTAAAGGTTAAAGATTTATTAAAGAAGAGCTCATTAGTTATATCTGGCCACTTTCATACTAGACATGAAAAGAAGTTTGGTAAAGGAACAATACTATATGTTGGTAACCCCTTTCAAATGGATTTTGGCGATGCTGGTAATGATAAAGGGTATTATGTGTTAGATTTAGATACTTTAGAATACGAATTTACTCCTAATACTATTTCACCTTCCTATAGAAAGATAGCGCTTAGTGAGCTAGTAAGAGAAGGTAATATTACACAAGAGGTAATAAACAATTTTGCTGGCAATATTACAAAATTAAAAGTTGATATGAATATATCGCAAGCAGATATGGATATATTAATTAAAAAATTAACGTTACTAAAGCCTGAAGTGCTAACGGTAGATTATGATATAAATTTTAACAGACTTTTAGACGATACTGAAGATAAGGAAGATCTCTCAGGTATTGATATACCTCAAGCTATTGAAGAGTTTGTAAACTTGCTTGAAATTAAGAATAAAAAAGAGATAATAAAATATACTCTCGGCTTATATGAAAAAAGTAAACTTTAAAAAGCTTAGCATAGTAAATTTTTTATCTGTTGGTGAAGAACCTGTAACTGTTGAGTTTAGTAAAGGCCTTCATGTTATTACTGGTAAAAATAAAGATAAGCCAGATCGTAGAAATGCTATTGGTAAGAGCACTATAGCAGATGCTTTATATTTTGCTATATTTGGTGAAACGTTACGTGAGCTTAAAAAAGATCTTATACCTAATAATTTAACAAACGGTAAGACTCATATCGAACTAGACTTTGAACTAGATTCACCTAAAGGTACTAATAGCTATAAAATTATTCGTACTTTATCTCCCTCAAAGGTTTTAATTTTTAAAGATGGAGTTGATAGAACTCGTGATAGTATTAAAAATACAACTGCTTATATTAACAGTGTGTTAAGTGCTTCACCTTCTATATTTCAAAACTGTGTCATTATGACTGTAAACAATGCAGTTCCTTTTATGGCTAAAAATAAAATTGAAAAACGAAAGTTTATTGAGGATATTTTTGGTATGGAAATTTTTAGTACGATGTTAACAATGCTACGCACTGAGTATAATGAAATTTCGAAAGAGCATGATACACAGTTAACTAAGTTAGAAGAGATTGATAAAGCATATAAAAATTATGAAGATCAAAAACAAAAAATCCTTCAAACAAGAAAAAATAAAAGAGAAAAGTATCTCGGTCGTCAAAAAGATAATACCGAAGAAAAAGAAAAACTTAAAAACGAACTTAATGAAGTTGAAGAAGTAGATATTAGTAAGATACAAAATCAAATATCTTCTCTTGAAGAGGCTGTTTTAGATCAAGATATAAGAATCGAAACTAATCTAGAAGCTGTTGCTCGTAATAAAGCTTTAGCTGCTGAAAGAAAGGAAAGATATAAAAAGATGGGTACAGAGGAAGAAAAATGCCCAGTATGTCTTCGACCTATGGAAGAGCACGATGCAGAGTTAATAGCTAAAGAGAAAGAAAACCTCAAAGAGTATATTCACGAGGCAATTGACAATATTAAAAACTACTCTGATGGACTTAAGGAATTAAGAGTAAGAAAAGATAGATTTGCAAGAGCTATAAGTCAGTGTCAAAATAAGATATCTGAAGCAAGACTACAAGAACAAAATAAGAGAAATATTGAACAACGAATCGAGCAGTTAGATAAATGGCAGGAGGAGTTAAAAGGTGATTTAGAGGCAATAGAGTCGACTGAAACTGATTTTGATTCTCTTATTGTTGAAACTAAGAAGCGTGTTGATAAGCTTCAAGGTAGAGTTGAAGAATATAGAGATGAATTAGCTAAGCTTGATATTGTTAAGTATGTAGTTTCAGAGGAAGGTGTAAAATCTTATATTGTTAATAAGTTATTGGAACTCTTAAATAGTAAACTTCTACATTATCTTAAAAGGTTGGATTCAAACTCAATTTGTATCTTTAATGAATATTTTGAGGAAGAGATTCTTAATGAAAAAAATAAAGTATGTTCCTATTTTAACTTTTCAGGTGCTGAACGTAAATCAATTGACTTAGCATGCCTATTTACCTTTTCAGATATACGTAGGCTGCAAGGTGGTGTACAGTATAATATTGCAATTTATGATGAGCTATTCGATTCGTCATTCGATGAAAAGGGTATCGAATTAATTACAAATATTTTACAGGATAGAGTTGAAGAGCTTGATGAATGTTCGATAGTTATTTCGCACCGTAAAGAGTCAATCAAAGCTGTAACCGGTGATGTAATATATCTAGAGAAAAAGAATGGTATTACCAAGAGGGTAGATTATACGGAACTTTAACCTATATAAATAAGATGATTACTCCATCTCCTTATCCACAACCAATGGTGGCACCAGTAGCTGCTCCTGTAGTAGGGCAACAAGCGCAAATGCCTGGTGTAACCCTTAATCCAAATTCTCCTACCCCAACGGAAGCAGATCTACCCAGGTATGTTAATTACCTTGCAGATTATTCTGGGTGTGGACATTGGCGAATACTTTGGCCAGAAGCAACAATTAATGCTAGAGGTGATGGAATGTCGCAATCCACTACTGCTATGGTCGCTGATCCAAAATGGTATCAAGGAGTAAAGGCAGTTAAGCTACAACGTCAAGCTTCTGGCCATCAGCTCGAGTTTGTTAAATATTTAAAACGAGTTCAACAAGAATATGGCTTTAAAATAATGTATGAAGTTGACGATGTTGTCTTTAAGGAAGTAATTCCTGATTATAATAAATTTAAATTTGCATTTGATACAGAGGAAGTTCGACAAAATTGTGTTGATATAATTAATTTAGTTGATGAAGTTACCGTAACATGTGACTTTATGAGAAAGCTTTATCAAGAAAAAACTGGTCAGCAAAATATTACTGTTATTCCAAACTTTATACCACATGGTTGGATGGGACAGCTTTTTAATCCAAGAGAGATAGAGAGAAACTATGATCAAAATAAAAAGAAGCCTCGTATACTTTATACAGGATCCGGAGCTCATTATGATGTAGATAATAAAACTGGTGGTAAGGATGATTTATCCGAAGTACGAGACTTTATAAGAAAAACTGTTGATAAATATCAATGGATTTTTGTCGGGGCGTTTCCTCCACAGTTAGCAGATTTAGTACAGCAACAAAAAATTGAATTTTATAATTGGCAAACCTTATTAAGGTATCCGTTTTTTATTAATAGTCTAAGAGCACAATTAATGGTCGCGCCATTACAAGTTAATGATTTTAATCGATCAAAGTCTGATATTAAGTATATCGAAGGTTGTATATTAGGTATTCCGTGTTTATGTCAAAATATGGAAACGTATAGTAACGCTCCGGATAACTTAAAATTTAGTTCAGTAGAAGAATTCGAAGATAAAATAGAGCGTATCTTAAGACCAAATAAGAAAAATAAGTACATGCAAAATGTACATAAGCTCCGAGCTATAGGTGAAAAGAGAATTTTAGAGTTAGATCAAAATATTGGAGCACATCTTGAAGCTCTAAATACACCATATGGAAGTTCCGAAAGACGATATCTAAGAGAGTGGAATTAGGAACTATACTATTATAATAGTAGTAGATGTCATATCGTAATGTTGTTTATAACGGTAGAAACCGTTGTGTAAATTTATTTACTTGGGATAAAGATGGTAAGCGTGTAATGCACGAGTGCTCTTTTGAGCCTTATCTCTATGTTGAAAATGCTGCGGGTGATAAAACGTCTATTTACGGTACTAAAGTATCAAAGCGTAAGTTTAATACTAGTTTTGATCGTTCTAGATTTGTTCGTGATTCGAATATAAAACGTGTGTTTGAGAACATGCCTCCTGCTCAGCAATTCTTGCTTGATTTGTACTGGCAGCAAAACGAAGAACCGGAGTTTAGTACTAATCCGCTTAAGACGTGTTTACTTGATATTGAGACATATTCCCCGGATTCGTTTCCTGATCCTGAAGATCCGACTCACATAGTAAACGTTATAACTTGTTATGATAACTTTAGTAAGAAGTTTCATACGTTTGGTATTAAACCGTATAACGGTAAAGGTGCTGATAATTTAAACTATGTACATTGTAGAGATGAACGTGAAATGTTTATACGGTTTATTGAATACCTTGAAAGTGATTATCCGGATATTTTGAGTGGTTGGAACTCTGAGTTCTTTGATATACCTTATATCATTAATCGAATCGAACGTATACTAGGTCAAGATTATGTTGATAGATTATCTCCTCTCGGTAGGGTTCACTTTAGAGCTGTAAAGGGTAAGTTTGGTCGTGATCTAAAAAGATACTATATTGATGGTATTGCTTGTTTGGATTATCTTGATGTATATAAACGGTTTTGTTTAAAGCTTCGTGAGTCTTATAAGTTAGATGCTATTGGTGAAGTTGAACTAGGTCAACGAAAGATTGATTATGGTGATACTAATCTTGCTACTTTATCTGATGAAGATTGGGATACGTTTATTGACTACAACATTCAAGACGTTAACCTGTTAGTAAGACTAGAAGAAAAACTTCAATATGTTCCTTTACTACGTAAGCTGTCTTATGTTGGTCTAACGACCTTAGAGGGTGCAATGGGAACTATTCAAGTTATTAACGGCGCTCTTTGTATTAGAGCAAGGCAAAGAGGTGAGGTTATTGCTACATTTTTACGTAATGCTGACACCGGTAAGAATCCTGGTGCGTATGTTGCTGAACCTAAGCAAGGGTTTAAGAATCATGTTGTGTCGTTTGATGCTAACTCTCTATATCCGAACGTGATGATATCTTTGAATACTTCTCCCGAAACTAAGGTTGGAAGAGTTGAAAAGACAACTAACGATAAAATTATTATACAGCATGTAACAGGTAAAGTGTTTGAGCTCGATAAACCTGCCTTTGTAAAGTTCCTAAAAGATGAAGAGTGTGCGTTATCTAAAGCTGGGTTCCTTTTTACTCAAAAGAAGAAAGGTATTATACCTGAGTTTCTTGAGCACTATTACAATCAACGCGTAAAGATTAAGAAAGAATTATTTAAAGCTAAAACCAAACTTAAAAAACTTAAGAAAGACACTGCAGAGTATACAGATGCAAAGTATGAAGTTGAAAGACTAAACACTTCGCAAATGGTCATTAAGATTCTTATTAACTCGTGTTATGGATATATGGGTAATAAGAATGCTCCTATTGGTGATGATGATATTGCATCTTCTGTCACGCTTACCGGTCAAGCTGTTATTAAATATTCAAATGAGCTTATCAAGGAATTTATTAAACAAGAAGTTCCGGATATCTCTGATAAAGAACTTGAAGAATGTATTGTTTACAACGATACGGATTCGTCATATGTTTCTATTACTCCTCTTGTTAGCAAGGGCTTAAACTTTCTTGATGGAGACGATGTACATCAAGACACGCATGATAAGATTCAAGAGATTGAGGACTATTTAAATAGAGGAGTACAAGATTGGGCTAAAAAATCCTTACTGTCAAAAGATAGCAGGTTTGTATTTAAGCGAGAATGTATTGCTGATGTAGGCGTCTTTTTGCAGAAGAAGAGATACGTTATGCACATCCTAGATGATGAAGGTATCAAGGAAAATAAATTTAAGTATACTGGTGTTGAGGTAGTTCGAACTACTATGCCTAATGCTATTAAGCCGTATGCTAAAAAAATTATTGAGACTATGTTAAGTACGCAGTCTTTGTCTGAAACTAATAAGATACTTAATGAAACGTATGATATATTTAAAGGTCTATCTCCCGAAGAGCTTGCGTTCGTTATGGGGGTAAAGGGGTACGAAAAGTATGCTGTAGATTGCAATGAATTTAATACTGTAAAGAGTATGCCTATACATGTTAAGTCTGCATATTTTTATAACTTACTTTTAGACAAGCTTAATACTGGTAACAAGTATGAGTCGTTAGGTTCAGGTGATAAAGTTCGTTATATGTATGTTGAAAAACCGAATAAGTACGGATTAGATAGTATTGGATTTAAGTATAATTATCCATCTGAGTTTAAAGATACGTTTAAGATTGATTACGATAAAATGTTCGAAAAGATTTTGTTTCAGGGCATCGAAAGATTTTATGATTGTGTAGGTTGGAATATTCGTAAGCCGGCTGAGAATGTTACAGTAGAACTTTTTGATCTGTTTAGTAAATAAGAGCATTATGGCAATACAACCCGGTGGATATATGGATAGACCAGAGGATGATAATACCCGGAACGCACACCCTGCGTTTAACAGAGGTAAAATTCAAGGTATATTAGAAACATTAGCAATTTTAAAAGATGTAATTACCGGGTCAGATAATGGTTCCGGAAAAATTAACTCTTCTGAGATTGAAAAAATTAGGAGATCAGTTTTTCTTTTGAGAAATGCTCTAGCACACGCATCAGATAAATCTACATACCTTTCAAAACAAGCAAAAGAAGCGCTTGATGAAGCAATTAAAGTAGCAGAAACACTAAGATTTCAAAAAGGTTAGTGGACTTTTATAGAATTTAATTTAATATAATATTATGGCAGATAAAAAACCAACAATCAAAACTATTATTGATCACATTGGACGTACAGTTGTAGGCTCAGTTGTTAAAGAGGATACAAAAACTATTACGTTGTTTAACCCTGTGATTATTCACGTACAGCCTGATCCTCAATCCGGTCAACTTCAAGTACAGTCCTTTCCGTACATTTTTATGGAGTTCTTAAAAGATAAAGATAAGAACAACTGGACGTTTACTAAGAGTGCTATTAGTACCTCCGATGTTGAGCTTGATGAAAGAATCATCACACAGTACGAAAACATTAATAATCCACAACCGCCTATTCAAGAGCAGCAGGCTCCAGAAGAAGAGCCAGAAGTAATTAAGCTCTTTGATGATTAATTACTAAATCACGTATTGTGTAATAAATAATTTTACTATGAAACTAACTAAATACACACACAATCCAATTGCAGAAATCGAAAGAGCTTTTGATGGTTTTTTCAATCTGACACCGGTCTTCCACCAGTTGGAAGAAGTATATAAAACAGGAGATCAAGTTCGATTTTCATCGGACGAAGACACGCTAAGCGTGCAAATTGATCTACCAGGAGTCGCGAAAGATGATTTAGATCTTTCTACAGACACTGATCAACGTGAAGTCTACATTAAGGCGAAGCGTAAAGTAAAAGCCCATGACGGGGAAAAAGAACAAACCTACAATAGGTCGTTCTCAGTTGGAAGAGAGTTTGATCTCAATAAGATTAAGTTCTCTTATGTCAATGGAGTCCTCGAGGTAGATGTACCTCGTAGGAAGAAAGAAGAATATATCAAAACATATAAAGTTTAACAATTAAATGGGCCTAGCTAGCCCAACCCGGGTGTGCCTGAATAAACATTTTAAGCAAGAGTGTTAAAGGGACTGCTGACTTACATGGAGGGTCGACTGACTATTAAGTGTATAATGCGGGGCACAAGTAGGTTTAAAAGATGAAACTGCATCTTGCCTAACTGAAAGTTGGAGGTAACCAGAAAATCCTCTCACCCACCTTTTTAAAAAGCCCCGTAAGGGGCTTTTTTTATCAATAAATAATTATGTGAACTTAATTATTATAGCTGATTTAACCACAAATGAAGGGCTATACTTTAGATATCTAACAATGATGGCAGATGCTAATGTTGTGGTAGAGACAACAAAACCATTAGTTGATTATCATTATAAAAATCTCAAGAGTCAAGGGTTATATGACTTTGTAGATGATATGGTTACACCAGAGTGCGACGTAGAAGGTATACGTATTGATACGCAATTAAACTACCCACTAACAATCCAAACAGATACCATAGAAGTTACCAATGTGTTACATCTTTTAGAGCAAATTAAACAGTTGAAAAGCATATATAAGAAAATATAATCTTATATATGGATAAAGATATTGCTAGCGCATTAGACGCTATAGATAAAGTAAACCCTTTTGCTACTTACCTCGATAATAATACTCTTAGTCATGTTGGAGAATGGATTGATACTGGATCATATGTATTAAATGCGATTATCTCCGGTTCAATTAATGGTGGAATTCCTAAAGGTAGAGTAACTATGCTCGCCGGTGAATCTATGACTGGTAAGTCATTGTTTGTTCAAAAGATTCTAGCTAAAGCACAGCAAGAAGGTCTTACTCCTGTTATTTTTGATACTGAAAATGCTATTGATCCAGATGGTGCAGCAAGACTTGGTTTAGATATCAGTAAAGTAAAATACGTACCTACTACTAGTATTGAACAAGCAAGAAACGCTTTATATAAATTTCTTACTTCTGTTAAAGAGAAGGGACTTGAAGGTAAGTTTATTGTAGCTATTGATTCTCTTGCTAACTTACAATCTGAACTTGAACTTAGTCGTATGAGTAAGGATAGTACTTCATCTGATATGGGTACTAAGGCTCGAGCTATGAAAACCTTAATGCAAACTTGTACTAACCTTGGTGCTATTACTCAGACAACAATCCTTTGTACTAACCATGTATATGACGACCCTACTGCATTGTTTCCTTCTATTGAAAAGAACATGCCAGGTGGTAAGTCGTGTGTATATCTACCTTCTGTAACTGTACAATTAGCGCGCAAGCCTATGAAATCAGATGGTGGTAAAACTGTTGATGGTGAATTGGCTGTTGGTCAGAAAAAATACTCTGGTATCATTATTAGAGCTTTAACACGTAAAAATAGATTTATCAAACAATATCTAGAGGGTGAAATGTACCTTTCTTTTTCAACTGGGCTAGATAGATACTATGGTTTAGTTGATCTAGCAGTTGGAGTAGGAGCAGTAGTACAAACTGGAGCAACCTATCAACTTGAAGATGGTAAAAAGTTAGGATACTATAAAAATTGGCGTAAGGATGAGAAACTCTGGGAAGAGACTATTCTACCTAAAGTAGAGGAAAGAATTAAAGACGAGTGGTCGTATAGCAATAAAGAAGGTGAGGAAGCTCCTGATGAAATTGGATTAGAAGATTTATTAGACGGTGATAAATAACGTAATGAAAATTGGTCATAAATTTCGCGAGCAAATACTAAGCGATATACGTCATGAAGCTTTTAAAAAAGCCGTAAGGTTTGTTAACTATGAGTTAGTACCTGGTGATATATGTGAGTTCGGATGTTATACAGGAAGGAGCTTAGCTAGTTTAGCGTACTCCCATCAACAATACTTTCAAGACGAGAATCAACATAATAGAAAGAGTAGTATAGATAGAAATATATACGGGTTTGATAGTTTTGAAGGATTACAAGATTCAGAAGGTCATCCAAGATGGGAAAAAGGTGTATTTAAAATTAATCATTCTTTTCACCCTCTCATCGGTTATGGAGAAGACGTTACCCCAGAAAAAGTAGTTAACTTCTTTTCACATTATAATCTACAAACCCCCATTATTAAGGCTGGTTATTTTGAAGATATAAAAATTGATGATATCAACGAAATTGCTATTCTACATATAGACTGCGATCTATATACAAGTACAAAAACCGTATTAAACTTAACTAGGGATAAATTAGTTCCCGGTAGTATAATTTTATTTGATGATTGGTTTCACTTTAGAGGTGATAGAAACAAAGGTGAGCGGAGAGCATTTAAAGAATTTTTGTATGAAAATCCAAATATTAAAACAGAGGAATTTTTAAGGTATGGTACCTTCTGTAAAGCTTTTATAATTAATGAAACGTAAACTAGTATTAACTCTTAGTGGTGGAATGGATTCGTCTGTGCTGTTGTATATGGCGCAAGATCGAGGTTATGAAGAAATACATACTCTAACTTTCGATTATGGTCAGCGACATAAACGTGAATTAAGTTGTGTTAAAAAACAAATTGATAATTTTAACAAGTTGTTTAGTGGTTGGTTTAATTTAGAGGTAACTAATAAGGTCTTAGATGTAAAATACATTAGAGATATTGCTCCTACTTCATCTCTAACTAATACAGATATTGATAATCCTAATATTAGTGAAATGGCTGGTGATGCTCAACCTGTATCATATGTACCGTTTCGAAACTTAATGTTCTTATCTATTTGCTCTTCGTATGCTGAAAGTGTTGGTGCTGATACTGTTTGGTATGGTGCTGCTCAGGTAGATTCCTTAGCTGGTTACTGGGATGGTAGTGAAGAGTTTGTAGATGTAGTTAATAACGTTACCGATCTTAATAGAGAGAATAGAATTGTAATTGAAGCTCCGTTACTTGAAATGTCTAAAGCTGAAATTATTAAAGAGGGTGCTAGACTCGGTGTTAAGTTTAAAGATACTTGGACTTGTTATTCAGATAGAAAAGATAAACTAGCAGATGCTACAACACCGTCAAGTAGTATGAGAGTTAAGGGGTTTGTAGATGCTGGTCTAAAAGACCCTATCACTTATATCCAACAAGAAAAGCTGGATAAGCTGTACGAAGAAAATAATTGCAAAGAGTGCGCCTAAAGGCCGTAACGTCTAAGCTCTTCTAACTGCCAGTGTGTCTTAGGTTTGTACTTTTCTTTGAAAGATTGAGGTTTAACCTCCGTCTTCTTATTACGCTTGTCTGAAGCTGCTTGCTCTGTAAGATAATTTGCAGTACTAGTCTTATAAGAGTCGAGCATTGGGCTGTAGTTAAAGTCCTCCTCGTCTACTTCCAAA